ACCTACATTGGTAATGCGTTCCCTCACAACTATGCGGACGCTGGTGACGACGAAAGAGGTCTCACAATTCTGGAGTGGGGAAGACCGCCTGAATTTCATCAATGGCCTGCTCAACCGACGTACAGGGTATACGGTCTGGCAAACCTTATCGATAACGCTGCATCTCTTCTTAAGCCCAAGATGCATGTACGTGTCAACCTTGACATTGAAATAAGTTACGAAGAAGCAAACTTTATCAAAGAAACATTTATCAAAACTTACGAACTTCGTGAGATGGCATTGATTCCAAACAAGGCAGCGGGTGTAGACGAAGACATGGCCCCCGGAGATGTAAAGTTCGAATCTGTTGATCAAATCGTAACGGATCAACTTACAAACATCGAGTCCGACTTCTACGACAATAAATTACTGCTCCAAATCTATCGGAACCTATGATCAAATTTAAAAATTTAACTGTTAAAAACTTTATGAGTGTGGGTAATGCTACACAAGGCATTAACTTCGACCGTAACGACCTAACGCTGGTGCTAGGCGAAAACCTAGACCTAGGTGGCGATGGCTCGCGCAACGGCACAGGTAAGACTACTATTATCAATGCGTTAAGTTATGCACTTTACGGTAATGCCCTAAGCAACATTCGCAAGGACAATCTTGTGAACAAAACCAACAGCAAGGGCATGTTGGTTAGTTTAGAGTTTGACGTCAACGGCAAAGAATACAAAATTGAACGCGGTCGCAAACCCAACGTGCTCAAGTTCTACGTTAACCACGAAGAGCAAGCCGCAACAGACGAAGCACAGGGCGAAAACAAAGAAACACAAGAAGCAATTGAGCGTATCCTGGGCATGAGTCATGATATGTTCAAGCACGTTCTTGCTCTTAACACATACACTGAACCGTTTTTAAGTTTAAAAGCCAACGACCAACGCACAATCATTGAGCAGTTGTTAGGTATTACTTTATTGTCCGAACGTGCCGACAAGATCAAAGAACTCAACAAACAAACCAAAGATGCTATTTCTCAAGAAGAGTTCCGTGTTAGAGCCGTGCAAGAAGCCAACTCTCGCATAGAAGAACAAATCGAAAGTCTAAAGCGACGTAGTGGCCTATGGCAAAAGAAAATTGACAGCGACCTAGCATATCTAGCGTCCCAATACAATGAACTAGCAGAAATTGATATCGAAGTAGAGTTGCAGGCTCACAAAGATCTAGCAGTTTGGAGTGCAAAAAAGTCACAAGCCGACACATATAATGCACTGGTTGCTAGAGAAACTGCGTGGCGACAAAAGCACAATAACGAAGTTGCTGAAGCAGGCCGTGCTTATTTAGACAAGAATCGCATCAACATCGAAACTGAGTTAGCAGCATGGGCGTCTTTAGCAGCATACAATCAAAAAGCCAAAGACATTGCTGACTTAGAAAAACTCATTGCTCGTTGTGTTGCAGACGAAGCCAAAGAAAACAAACTTGTAGAGAAGTTAAAAGCAGAAGTTGAAGAACTAAAGAATCACAAGTGCTATGCGTGTGGCCAAGACTTCCACGACACTAATCACGAGTCAGTGCTAGCAGCAAAAGAAAAAGCCCTGCAAGAAGCAGCCCTGCAAGCACTGGCTACCAATACACAATGGATCGAAAATACTGATGCGTTGAAAGCGTTGGGAGAGTTAGGCACAAAGCCAACCACGCATTACAAAACAGAAGCCGAAGCCATTAGGCATTCTAGCGAACTCAACAGTTTAAAGGCAGCGTTGGATGCCAAAGAAGCAGAAACCAATCCGTTCTCTGAACAAATCGAAGAACTAGAAGAAGTTATTGTTCCGCCGCAGCCTGCAACACATTACGACAAAGAGTCCGAAGCAATTGAGCATCGTAGTAAAGTAAACAACCTGCTAGAGCAGATTGCTAAAAAGGGCGAAGAGAAAGATCCGTACACAGAACAGATTGAAGAAATGCAAAAGCAAGCCCTTCAAACTATAAATTACGACACTATCAACGAACTCACAAGACTGCAAGAGCATCAAGAGTTCTTGCTTAAACTATTAACATCCAAAGACTCATTTGTTCGTAAGAAGATTATTGATCAAAACTTGGCGTATCTCAATCAACGATTAACACACTACTTGGATCGTATCGGATTGCCGCATACAGTTAAGTTCAACAATGATTTGTCAGTTTCAATTGAAGAACTAGGTCGAGAACTAGACTTTGACAACTTGAGTCGCGGCGAACGCACACGACTGATCCTGTCAATGTCCTGGGCATTCCGTGATGTTTGGGAATCGTTGTATCATCCAATCAACTTGTTGTTCATTGACGAACTCATTGACAACGGTTTAGATACATCAGGTGTCGAAAACGCACTGGGACTGTTGAAGAAAATAAGTCGTGAACGTCACAAATCTATTTGGCTTGTGTCTCACAGAGACGAGTTAGCCGGACGAGTAGAAAATATACTCAAAGTAGTCAAAGAAAACGGCTTCACGTCGTATAATACAGATATAGATGTCGCGTAATATAAAAGTCTTACACTTAGAACCAACGGATGTGTGCCAGGCCGCATGTCCGTTGTGTGCTCGCGAAACAGACCGGAACTTTCACAAACATCAACAACATCACTTGACTGTGCGTCAGGTACTAAAGCATTTTGATGATGATGCTATTCAACAGTTAGACAAGATGTTTATGTGCGGCAACTACGGAGATCCAGTTGCTGGCAAAAACACAGTTGAACTATATCAGTACTTTAGATCAGTAAACCCCAACATTGTACTAGGCATGAACACCAATGGTGCTATTCAGAATCCGTTCTGGTGGTACGGTCTTGCTAAGATATTGAATCAACCACAAGACTATGTTGTTTTTTCCATTGACGGGTTAGAAAATACCAACTCAGTGTATCGAAAGAATGTGGACTGGAACAAGTTAATGTCCAACGCAAGATCTTTTATAGAAGCAGGCGGTTCGGCACACTGGGACATGTTGGTTTACAAACACAATCAGCATCAAGTCGATGAGTGTGAGCAACTTGCCAAGGACATGGGATTCAAATGGTTCCGTGCCAAAGTATCAAAGCGTGGGTTCACAGACAGACTAGAAGCCCCTATTGGTTGGCTATCTCCCAATGTGCAAGGAACAAAAGTTAATTGTCACGCACTCAATGAGCAAAGCGCATACATCGACGCACAAGGAAATTTAAGTCCTTGTTGTTGGCTTGGTGCTCGGCAAAAAGATTTTATTGCAAACTTTGATGAAATACAAAGTTCGTGGACTAGCATGCAACCTAACATAGTGTGCTTAGATACGTGTGGTACCAAAGGTGTTAACACAAGTTTTTCAAATCAATGGCAGAGAGAAACACAATTATGTTAGCCACTTGGCATTTTCATATAGAAGTTTCAAGCAAATGTACCCTTGCTTGCCCTCGCTGTGCTCGTCAAGAGGTTCCCAACAGTCTTGTTAACACTGAACTAGACTTAGAGTTCTTTAAGAAGAACTTTACTCGAGAGTTTGTATTAGCAAACGTAGAGAAGATTACATTCTGCGGCGACGATGGCGATCCTATCTATGCACATGACTTGATTCCTATCATCAAATATCTCAAAGATATCAAGCCTGTTGAGATTGTTATTATAACCAACGGTTCTTATAAAAAAGTTGAGTGGTGGGCAGCATTGGGAAATCTACTGGATTCCTATGACAGTGTGCATTTTAGTATCGACGGCTACGACAATGCCAGCAACAACTTGTATCGTGTCAACAGCGACTACGACAGTATCATTGCAGGACTGCAAACTCTGCGAGCCACAAGTCGTTGTAAAATTGTATGGGCTGCAATTGCATTCAAGTTCAACGAACACAAACTAGACTACATGCAGAACTTTGCAAAACAACTAGGAGTTGACGTATTCCAGTTAACAAAAAGCACAAAGTTTGGCAGTGTATATCCATCTTACGGTACAGACGATCCTCTTCAGCCCAGTGTAGGATTTGTTAGTAGTACACATCGATTTGAACGTGAAGTGACTGCGTTGTCTGAATCAGGCGAATGGCAATCAATTCCGTTAACAAACAACAAACTATTCAATCAAACTAAAAGTCGTAACGGAGTTACTCCGTTATGCGAAATAGGCAACAAAGGATTGTACATTGATTCCCAGGGCAAATTATTCCCTTGCTGCTGGGTAGCAAACAGATACAACCACAATTCAGACTGGCAGCAAATAGCAAGCAACTTTAATTTAAACAAAAGAACTTTAACAGACGTATTAGCAGACTCGTTTTGGTCTACAGAATTTCAAACATTTAAGTGGCAGGAATGTCAAACCAAGTGCAAAAGTTCATTAGTAGACGAAAAATACGGTACTTCGTGGTGATCGTGATAACTATGTTACATGACATGGCTTTACGAAAATCAACCAGTAGAAACACTACCCGAAGATTGTGTGGGCTTTGTCTACATCATCACTAACCTATTAAACGATCGCAAATACATAGGCAAAAAACTAGCAAAATTCTCTAAGACAACTTATAAAACAGTCAAACTCAAAAACGGCAGCAAGAAGAAAAAGAAGATCAAATCTAAGATTGATTCAGATTGGCAAGAATACTACGGTTCCAGCCCTGAACTATCTAAAGATGTAGAACTTTTTGGCAAAGACAATTTTAAAAGAGAAATACTTTATTACTGCAAATCTAAATCAGAGTGTAGTTATATCGAAGCAAGAGAACAATTTTCACGCAGAGTGCTAGAATCCAAAGACTGGTACAACGGCCACATTCAAGTCCGTGTACATGGCAGTCACATAATCAACAAACTAAACGGTTAAGCAGTTACGGCCCGCACAAGCCAATATCGTGTGCCCTAGACCTGGATCTCGGATCACAGGGATGGAAGTCTCACCGCGCTAGTGAGCACTCAATCACTATCCTTGACAGGACGAAGATCGCGAAATGCTGCGGTTTGATTGTTTGAACAGAATTTAAAAAAGCAAAAAGACGCTACCGTGGGGTAGCACGTTTGTACGTATGTTAGCGTATATTGTACAAGCCGCCGTTGTGATAAAGACGACACTCGAGGTACCGGACAACCGCCTCTGTAATGTGTTAACGCTAAGTGACTTGCCCGACTCGGATGAAGTTTCTTTGCCCTGTGCGGGCAAAGTGTGACCATAAGATCTGGATGAAGACTTAAATCGCTTCGCTCTTTGTAACAATAACATTAACGAGCGATAGCGAAGTTAATAGATGTGCGTAGCACATCTTGATAGTTAAAACTTATCTGGCCAATCTCTAAACAGTGCATGTTGAATATTGCCACTGACAAATTGATTAAAGGATTTGTGTTTAGTTTCGAGTTCTCCTTGTTGAGGTGCTACTCGTTTAAATGCTTCGTCCATTTGAGCCATGTCACGAAACTCCATGATAATCATCCATTCTGGCATGTCTGCGATTGAACGGAATCCCATCTTGCATCTTGTGATGCGATAACTCTCCATTTTACCTTCTGATATAAGATGATCAAAGAATCCCTTCATGCCATTGACCCAGTCAATGTCTGATATGTCGCCTTCTTTGTCTGCCCAAATTGTATATAAATCTGCCATGTTAACCTCTCTGTGGAAAATAATCTTGTTGTGTACCTTCTCGGTGTAAATCACTAGTTACGCAGTGTATGCCACCGTCCCAAAAATATCGATGTCTAAATGGGACTATGTGTGGAGTTACGCCGTGCCGTTCCAATGCGTCAAATACCAGTTTGTTGTAGTTAAACACTATGACATTTTTCGGATCAATAATCAGCATGTTGACATCAAACACAGTTTCTTCAACGTACCCAGTCCAGTGCCCTAGCCATCTCTCTACAATGTCAATAACGTCTTGGTCATGTTCGAATCCTGGAATCCACCACTTGCCGGCATTTTTTAGTTTTAGATTTAAGAACGCCGATACCTTAGACCAACTCTGTCCAGGAAGATAAACAACTTCCCAGTCTGGGAATGTATTGGCATACGTTGGCACGTCTCTAAGACTTACGATTAGTCCTGGGCACACAGGACAATATGTGCCATCACTGTGGCCTCCTGTGTTGATAATATGGTTTCTGTTATCTGGAAATTCTTTGTTGACAAATTGCCTAAAGTCAGTGGTGTCTCGATTATAAGCATCTGTGCCAAAATACAAATCTTTGCCAATGCGTGATATCTGTGCGCCATTTAACAGTGTTGGATGATAGTGATGTGATTTGATCTGGTTTTCTTGTTTGCGAACATAATCAAAAATATGATCGTATGTAGAGTAAAATTTTCTATAAGCCTTAAACTCATGTACGTTGTTGCATTCGTCTTGGATCCATTGGGGCAACGACAAAAATTCTTCCATAGAGCAACAATCGGGCCAACTTGGATCCTTGACGTCTTGGTAAGATTTTTTATAATCAAAACTATAATTTTCGTAAAATGTATCGCCGATCATAACAGTGACATCTCTTGGGCACATAGGCGGCGGCATAAATCTGCCATTGATAAATGTTGTATCTGCTAAGTTTGGACGCAGAACCTCAACTCCAAACTCTTGTAGTTTTTTTATAATAGCCTGATAATCTTCTTCGGTCTCTGTAGCAATGCGTTCAAACAATGAACGCACATGTGGTACTGTGATCCAGGAATAAAATTCAGGAGGGTAACTGCGCCCAACAATGCAAGCCTTCAGCGGATCCCAGTGCTGATATACAGAAAACATTACTCTAAGGGCCCTAGTATTTCAAATCCGTCTATTTGAGATTTGTATAAGTGCGCTTGCTCAAGATACAAGTATTGGAATCCTCGTTCCTTGTAGATAGCGCACTCTGCTTTCATTGTTTCAATTCCTAAACGTAATTTAGGATTGCTGTAGTTCCATGCGAACTGATCGCATAGCGCATTTTTGTCATCGTAGCGTTTGATCAATGAGAACGCTGCTAGTTTATCTCCGTCGTAATAGCCTATAACATCAGTCATAGGATCAGTGTAACGGCTGTCAAATATAGGCATTACTGACGCAAAATGCTTGTACTTGCAGTAGTCTCTGTATATGCTATTCAACTTAGAAATGTCTGGTTTTCGCAGATATTCCCACTTCACACTGGGCGTGTAGTTGGTTTTACTTAGATCTATTCTTGCAAACTGATAGGTCATACTCGCGGATCTTGTCTATGCTGAAACAGTGCTTGCAAATATTCTTCTGGCCACGCATCATAAAAACCTTTTGCGGCCATTGTTTTGGCTTTGGCATTTAGGTCTGAAAGACTTTGCACCAACGCCATGGCATACTTGCCTTGATTCATAATAACACCATTGACGTTTTCTACATCACTGGGATGATCTTCTAAAGCAAGAATATCGTTGCGCAACAAGTGATCGTTGTTTGCTGCTGCGATGCTTGCGGCGAACAGTTCGTGTGGCCATTCAACTGGATCATACACATAGATAACAACTTCTTTGTTGCCCATGCCGTACCTTGCTCTATTCTTTAGATCAAAATACGGATCGGACCCTAGATAAACTTCAAATGTGCGTTTCATTCTCGCAGACCTTGCAAAAGGGCAAGGTGGAAATCCGCCTAGCGCAGGATGCGGAACTTCTACAAAGTTCACAATCCATGATTCTATATCTGCTTTTACTTGTTCTAGTTCCATTAGAAGAACGGCATTTTAGATTTCTTAGTAGTTTCAAGGTTATCCTTGATGATGTCTCCGATCATCTGACGTTCCTTCATACTCATTTGCAGGGCTTGTTCGTAACTTACGCCTCCACGCATGTACCACGACATTTTTAAACTCTCTTTTCGGAGATTGTCGGCTTCTTTTTCCATGTTATCAACCATCTCCGAAACTTGCTCAAATGTAGAGTTTAGGAGGCGGGTACGAAAAAACTTGTCATATCCAATGTCAACGGCTGTGTGTATTCGTGACTGCAATGTTGGCATTTAACATCCAGTGGTTTGAGATCGCTGGATTCGCGAAGTGCAATCACATGATCCTTGATAGAGTTAAACAAGTTGCGGTCGCAATTTTTCAAGAACTCTTGGATGTATTCAGTTTCTGTAACAATTGCATTTGGTGTGCGGATGCTAGAAATACTGTACTTTATGGCCTCAATTGTTAATTCTGTGATTTGCTTTAAAACGTCCTGGAGTCGCTGCAATTTCTCTTCGTCTGGCAGATCAGAATTTGGGATCAGTTGCAACATACGCTGATTCTCAAACTGCAATTGATTTGTTTCGTTTTGACGACGATATGTCAGCGGTTGGAACGTAACTTCTAAATCACCGTAGGTAATAGACTTAGAAAAATCTGGCATTTTCATTTGATCTAGTACACTGCGCAGATCCAATGTATAGTCGTCGGTTGTGTTGCAATTTGGGCAAGTTGTAGTAAGTTCTAAATTGTGTCCGTAACTAGCAATACGAATTGCAGTTAATATAGCATTTAAATCGGGTGCTGGGCATTCCCACGCATCCTTGATATCAGGCACACAACTTTGCACAACACTTACCACGGCTTGACCGTTGAACAACGCATCGGGTGTGCGATACGTGATTTCGTCAATGGCAGTCATTGGATAAATTGGTAGTTCCTTGTTGCGCGGCAGGTTTATAGAACCATCAGCCCAGAATTCGCCGCGACTGGGCAGAGGCAAATAAATTGACGGTTGACGGAAATATTGCATTAACGGGTTAGGATTTTGGGACATAGATCACCTATAAATATAGTTCTACTTATGGGTACTTTACATGGCCGATCTAAATAACGAAGCACAAGAACTAGCCGCAGTAATGCGTCAAGTAAACCAAGACTTAACACAATTTGGTAAACTGACCTCACAAACTGCTGAACAGTTGCGAGATGCACAGGTAAAAGCCAAATATGGCATTGATAACTTTACCGCGGGCATGAATACCGCAGGCAATGCTATTGGCAAATATGTTGATGCCCACACTGATGCTGCAAAAGCAGTTTACAACGGTGAACGTGGTGCCAAGGCCTTTAATAAATCTCTGGACAGTTTAACAGAAGCAGCCAAGTTAGCAGCAGTTGGCTTGTCAGTAATGGTGCCCGGTGGCCCGCTGATCAAAGGTCTAGTAGCCGGTCTTGGGTTGTTAGCTGCCAAAGTCTACGAACTCAGTAACGAATATACCAAAGCAGCCAACGTAATGAGTGACACCCTGTTCAAGGGGTTCCAGGACATGAGTGCTGCTGGCGGATCTGCGTCAGATGGTATGAAAGGCCTGTTTGAAGATACCAAGAAACTAGGCCTGTCAATGAGTCAGTTGGATTCGTTTGTCCAACTGGTAAACAAAAACAGTCATGACCTAGCATTGTTTGGCGGCACTGTTTTTGAAGGTCGCAAGAAGTTTGCTGAGATGGGTCAAGCCATGGAGGCCAGCCGCGAAAGCCTGATGAACATGGGCTTGACTCAAGAGCAGATCAACGAAGGTGCAATGAGTTACCTGCGTTTGCAAACTCGCTTGGGCAATTCACAAAAGATGACTACCGAGCAGTTGGCCGAAGGTGCTCGAAAGTATTTGGTTGAACAAGATGCGCTGACAAAACTCACAGGTGCTACTCGCCAAGAACAAGAAGACATGCGTCAGGAAGCACTCACTGAGCAAATGTTTGCAGCACAGATCCGTGAACTACAACTCAAAGGTGATGCAAAGTCTTTAAAGGCCGCTGAAGAATTAATGCAAGCCAACATCATGGCTACCAAGGTTAGTAAAGAGTTTGGCGCATCTTTCCGTGCCAGCGTCACAGGCAACTTGTTGGATCCAAATGCACAAAAGTTAAACATGGCAGCACAAGGTGCGCAGTTTGAACAAATTGAGAGACTCAAAGACGGCACACAAAATGCTGCTGGTGCTATTACTACCATTGGGCGAGCAATTGGCGAGTCTGGTGATAAGTTCGGTGTAGAACTTGCTAAACTTGGGGTAGCAGATGACTTCATGTTGAAGTTTGGTGAAATACAAAAGATTCGTATTGCAACCGAAGGCGACCTTAATGCTAACTTGAAAAAGATTGCTGACGACCAAGCAAAGATGGGCGCCAAAGGCGGCAAAGCAGCAGACGCAGCAGTAGCAGCACAAGTACAGTTAACATTAACACAACAAAAAGCCAACGAAATTCTTGAACGTTTTGTTGAAAAAGGTCTTGTTGATGCTACTCGCGAAATGATTAAGTTTGCTGAGAAGGTAGAGTTTGCTGGAAAAGTGCTTGGTAAGATTTCCAATGGTAAGTTTATATCGCAGCAAGAAGAAGCAGCAAATACCAACGCAGCCGTAAAGAATCAAATTACTGGTGTAGGTGCAAAGTACGAAGCAACTACAGACGAACAAAAGGCTATGATTGAAGCCTTGAATGATCCTAATGTTAGCGAGCGTGACAAGGCATGGATGCGTCAACAACTAAAGAACGTAGAAGCCCGTGCCATGGGCGGCCCTGTTAAAAAAGGTAGTCCGTATCTAGTTGGCGAAGAAGGTCCAGAATTATTTGTTCCTACCATGGCAGGTGAGATTGTGCCCATGGGCGGTGGCGCTGCAATGACCAGTGCATCGGCACAAAAAGCAGATCAAATTGAACGTGCAGTTCGTGACATCATTGATGACACTAAAAAACTCGAGCGTATTACAGACTCAGACCTACACAGAGTAGAAAAATTCAGTGACTTACAAAAGAAGTTTTTTGATCTAAGATCAAGATTTTATGAAGACCAAATTACTGCAATGACTACCACAGTGGTTGGAACACCTACAATGTCTTCAGGAGGAGGCGCCGCTGCTCCGTCAAGCGGCGGTGGACTAGGTCTTAAAACTTCTGCTCCATCTGCTCCGGGATCGGGCGCCGGCGGCGGTATGTCACAAAGTGATCTGGCTGGGCTAGGTCTTAAAATCAAAGCAGGCGATGTACAAGCAGAAGGTGCAGGCATTAGTCCTAAAATTATCAGCATGGCAGAGCAAGTACAAGCCAACATGCCTAACTTTGCATATTTCTCAGGATTCAACGACAAGTTCCATCAGGAAAAATCACCTTCGAGTTTCCATACCAAGGGTCAGGCCATGGACTTTGCATTGAGCAAGGCACCTACTCCTGAAGAAGGCCAAGAGATTGTTAACTGGTTAAAGAGCATGGGCGCAAGCACAGCAATTGACGAATACAACAATCCAAGTTCTAAAGCAACAGCAGGACACATCCATGCGCAAATTGCAGGATATGCAGACGGTGGTATTGCCAACGAGCCGCAGATTGCTATGGTTGCTGAAAAAGGCCCTGAAGCAATGGTACCACTTAAAAACGGTGCTATTCCAGTTGAAGGCTTCCAGGAAGCAGTTAATGCTCTGCGAGCCATGCAAGAACAAATGGGCGCACTGTACGAAGCAATGAGTGACATGGTTAGAGAGCAACGCAGTACAAACGATATCAGCGCAAAGATACTTCAAGTGTCTGCTAATTAACGGTAAATAATAAACTATGGCAGATCAAAACAAACAAGGCTGGCGCAAGTATTTTAAAGTTGCCGATACGTCAGGGCAATTAAGTCCCATTTCGGGCAGAAACCAATTTGGTTTGCCTGAGTACGGTAAAAATGATGGCAATTCAGGTTTAGCACATGCTGACTTTGTATTCCGCAACTATGCAAGCCGACTGCCAGAAGTTTATTCTGGACACCCTAACCGTATTGAACGTTATAATCAGTACGAAAACATGGACATGGATTCGGAGATCAATGCATGCTTGGACATCATTGCTGAGTTCTCAACACAGATCAACGAACAAAATGACACACCGTTTGAAGTCAAGTTCAACGACAAACCCACAGATCACGAAATTGATATCATCAAGAAGCAATTACAACAGTGGGTTAAACTAAACAAACTAGATCAGCGTATCTTTAAACTGTTCCGCAACACTATCAAGTACGGCGATCAGATCTTTGTGCGTGATCCAGAAACATTTGAAATGATGTGGGTCGACATGAGCAAATTGGCTCGTGTTATTGTTAACGAATCTGAGGGCAAGCGCCCTGAACAATACGTCATTCGTGACATTAATCCTAACTTCCAGAACATGTCAGTTGCAGCAAAAACTACAACAGACTACATGACTAACCCTGTTACAGGTAGTATTTCTGGCTCTGCAAACTACACTATGCCTAACGGTGGTACAGGTGGCGGAACATCAAATAGCCGTTTTCAAATGGCTATGAACGAAGTTTGTATCGATGCAAAGCACGTGGTTCACGTTAGTTTAAACGAAGGTTTGGATGTATTCTGGCCTTTCGGGCGCAGTATTCTTGAGCAAATTTTCATGGTTTTCAAGCAAAAACAATTGCTAGAAGACGCTGTTTTGATCTATCGTGTAAGCCGTGCACCAGAGCGCAGAGTGTTCAAAATTGACGTTGGTAACATGCCTAGCCACCTTGCTATGCAGTTTGTTGAGCGTGTAAAGAACGAAATGCACCAACGCCGTATTCCTACAGTCACAGGCGGCGGCAACAACATGATGGATGCTAGTTATAATCCACTTAGCATCAACGAAGATTACTTCTTCCCACAAACAGCAGAAGGTCGCGGATCTAGTGTAGATACACTACAAGGTGGACAGAATCTTGGTGAAATTGATGACTTGAAGTACTTCAACAACAAAATGGCACGTGGTTTGCGTGTACCTAGTTCATACTTGCCAACAGGACCAGACGACTCAGGTGCAGCAATGAACGATGGCAAAGTTGGTACTGCACTTATTCAAGAATACCGATTTAATCAGTACTGTGAGCGTTTGCAAGCACTGATTTGCCAAAAGTTAGACGACGAATTCAAGATGTTCTTGAAGTGGCGCGGCTTTAATATTGACTCAGGCCTGTTTCAAATCAAGTTCAATGCCCCGCAAAACTTTGCTAGTTACCGCCAAAGTGAACTGGACAATTCACGTATTAATAGTTTTACTAGTTTAGAGCAGTTGCCTTACATGAGCAAGCGTTTTATGCTACAACGCTTCTTGGGTCTTACAGAAGAAGAGATCAAAGAAAACGAAGAAATGTGGCGCGAAGAGCGCGATCAGCCAGAAATGCAAACACAATCTGGACAAGACCTACGTTCTGTGGGTATTACCCCAGGTGCACTGGATACAGACATTTCAACTGGTGAAGAAATTGCTGGCATGGAGCCTGCTGCTCCTGGTACCCCAGCAGTGGGCCCTGGCGCTGGGTTGCCTCCTGCACCCGGTGGAGCAGCCCCGGCAGTATAAATAGAAGTATGATCTTAAACGAGTTTTTTAAAAAAGAACCTGAAGCATATCAGGATTTAGGGGATGACAACAGTCAGCCCCAGTTAGGCGACCTGCGCAAGACTCGTCTGACTTTGCGTCAACTCAACAAATTGAGACAAATGAATGATGTTCGTGCCTACGAATATAAAGAGAAATTAAAACTGGTGCGCCAACAATATGCACCACCTCCTGCGCCGGTTGTATAATTTTTTGCAATTTATCGTCATTTTGACGCCTTAAAGCACCAATATTTTAACTCCATCGTAAATAACAACATACTTTACCTATAGGAGTTCCCAACATGAATAAATTTGAACAATTGATCGAATACGTGATCAATGACGAGCAACACAAAGCACAAGAACTTTTCCACGACATCGTTGTTGAAAAGTCACGCCAAATCTATGAAGATATCATGGCAGAAGAAGCCGAGGAAGACTTGGACGAAAGTGCTGAAGAAGAATTAGATGAATCCGAAGAAGAAGATCTAGACGAAGGCGCCATGGGCGGCGATGCTTCTGACGATTTGATCGACGATGTTGAAGCAGAAGAAGAATCTGACATCAGCATGGAAGGCGAAGAAGACCTCGAAGGCGAAGAGGAAGAAGAATTTGATATCGGCGGCGACGAAGGCGGCGACGAAGAAGGTTTCACAATGGGCGGCGACGGTGACGGCGAAGAGGCTGCTACCAAAGACGACATCCTTAACTTAGAAGACAAATTAGACCAGTTAATGGCTGAGTTTGAAGACCTAATGGGTGCAGAAGCAGCAGAACACGGTGACGGCGACGGTTTTGGTCCAGAAGAAGGTGGCGATGCTATCGAAATGGACGACACAGAAGAAATGACTGACGGCATGATGGAAGCAGTTAGTTTAAAAGCAGCCCCAAAGCCAGTGACTTCTGAAGAAGGCAGCGTCAACAAGAAGTCTAATGTTGCTGCAAATGCAGGCGCAAAAGGCCCAATCGGCTCTAGCGTTAAGCCAGTACGCACAGGCGGCGAAATGGGCGGCAAGCACGATTCCAGCGCATACAGCAATACAACAAAAGATTTGATCGGCAAAGTAGGTAACACTCCTGCACAAGGCACACAAAAGCCAAGCGCAGCACCAAAGCCACACTTGAGCCAAGCAAGCGGTGTTAACACCAAGTCTCCAGTTGCTAAAGGTTAATCTTTAATGAAAACCTTAAGAGAACAACTTACCTTTAATCAAGCCAACATCCAGGTTCTAGAAGAATCTGGACCAGATGGCCACGGTAAGAATCTCTATCTCAAAGGCATTTGCATTGAAGGCAACAAGCGCAATGCAAATGACCGCGTATATCCATTGCATGAAATTACTCGTGCTGTAAACACTATTAACGAACAGATCCGTAACGGTAACTCTGTATTAGGCGAAGTAGATCACCCAGATGACTTAAAAATCAACTTGGATCGTGTTTGCCACAGTGTTGAAAATATGTGGATGGACGGAGATGCAGGCTGCGGCAAGCTCAAGATTCTACCAACCCCCATGGGCGAGTTAATTAAGACTCTCCTTACTTCTGGCGTTAAGTTGGGCGTATCAAGCCGCGGTTCTGGTAACGTTGACGACAGAACAGGACATGTAAGTGACTTTGAAATAGTTACTATAGATGTGGTTGCCCAACCCAGTGCTCCTAATGCTTATCCAAAAGCAATTTATGAAAGTCTCATGAACATGAACTACGGACATAGATTGTTGGAAGTGGCTAAAGAGGCTGGCCAGGACAACAAAGTGCAAAAGTATCTCAAGCATGAAGTTGTAAAACTCATCAGAGAACTTAAAATCTAAGGAGAATCTACTAATGTTAGATGCAATCAAACCATTGCTAGATAGCGACTTGATCAACGAGGATACTCGTAAAGAGATTAACGAAGCCTGGGAAGCCAAGCTAAGTGAGGCTCGTGAACAAGCCCGTGCTGAACTACGTGAAGAGTTCGCACAACGCTATGAGCATGATAAAACAGTGATGGTGGAAGCCCTAGACAAGATGGTGACAGAAGGTTTGGCAGCAGAGATCCAAGCAGTTGCGGCTGAAAAGCAAGCACTTGCAGAAGATCGTGTTAAGTTCCAACGCAAGATGGGTGAAAGTGCTACAAAGTTTAACAACTTTATGGTTACCAAACTTGCTGAAGAAATTAGCGAATTGCGTAAAGACCGTAAAATGCATGCCGAAGGACTTGAAAAACTCGAGAACTTTATGGTACATGCATTGGCTCGTGAGATCCAAGAATTTGCCGCAGACAAGCGTGAAGTAGTCGAAACCAAAGTTCGTCTAGTTCGTGAAGCCCGCAGCAAACTTGAAACTCTAAAAGCACGTTTCATTAAGGAAAGTGCTCAAAAGATGAGTCAGGCTGTTAGCCACCACTTGAAGGCTGAACTTACTCAATTGTCTGAAGACATCAAAGTTGCTCGTGAGAACAATTTTGGTCGCAAGATTTTCGAAGCATACGCAGCAGAATTCGGTGCTACTCATTTGAATGAGAAGGCAGAAGTCCGCAAACTATACGCTATGTTAGAAAGCAAACAACAGCAATTGGCTAAGGCCGTCAAACTCGGACAACAAGCAAAAGTTGTTGTTGAGTCCAAAGAACGTGAAATACGTATGATCAAAGAATCCAATGAGCGTCAAAGCACAATGGAAATGTTGCTAGCCCCTCTAAACAAGGAAAAAGCAGACGTCATGCGTAATTTACTGGAAAGCGTACAAACTTCTCGTTTGAAAAACGCCTTCGAAAAGTATCTACCAGCAGTTTTAGAAGACCGCTCTGTGAAAGCCCGTAAAGTAATCGCAGAATCTGTCACTGAAGTAACTGGGGATAAAACTGTTCCAAGTCAGCCGGAAGATCGCAGTAACGTGATCGACCTCAAGCGTCTGGCAGGGTTATAAAATTTTTATAGGAGACTTAAATGTCACAAGAACTATTAGAAAGCCGCTGGGGCGAAACCAAAGAAGCATTGCTTGAAGGTTTAAACGGCTCAAAGCGCAACAGCATGGGTGTTATCTTAGAAAACACTCGCAAGTACTTGAAAGAAAACGCTTCTGCGGGTTCTACAGCAAGTGGTAACATCGCTACACTTAACCGTGTAATTTTGCCAGTTATCCGTCGTGTAATGCCAACCGTTATTGCTAACGAATTGGTAGGCGTTCAGCCAATGACAGGTCCAGTTGGCCAAATCCACACTCTACGTGTTCGCTATGCAAACTCGTTGACAGACACTTCTGCTGCTGCTACTTCTGTATCAGCCGGTGAAGAAGCATTGTCACCATTCAAGATTGCTACTGCATACTCTACAGTTCCTGCTGGTACTAACTCTACTAGCAACTACACTGGTGGCAACACTGCTACCATGGAAGGTACTGGCGGTAAGCAAATTTCCGTACAAATCTTGAAGCAAGCCGTTGAAGCTCGCACACGTAAGTTGCAAGCACGTTGGACTTTTGAATCTGCACAAGATGCACAAGCCATGCACGGTATTGACGTAGAAGCAGAAATTATGGCTGCTTTGGCTCAAGAAATTACCGCTGAGATCGACCAAGAAATCCTTCTCAGCCTACGCTCTTTGGCCGCAACTGAGTTTACATACAACCAGGCTACCGTTTCTGGTACTGCTACATTCGTTGGTGACGAACACGCTGCTTTGGCTGTTCTTATCAACCGTGTTGCAAACTTGATCGCACAACGTACACGTCGTGGCGCAGGTAACTACGCTGTTGTTTCTTCTGCTGCATTGACAGTATTGCAATCTGCAACTACTTCTGCATTTGCTCGTACTACAGAAGGTACATTCGAAGCACCTACAAACACTAAGTTTGTTGGTACATTGAACGGCTCTATGCGTGTGTTCGTTGACTCTTATGCTGCTGATACAACTCCAGTATTGGTTGGTTACAAGGGTTCTAGCGAAGCAGACGCTCCAGCGTTCTACTGCCCATACATCCCATTGATGAGTTCTGGCGTTGTATTGGATCCAACAACATTCGAACCAGTCGTATCGTTCATGACACGTTATGGCTACATCGAATTGACTAACACTGCGTCATCTTTTGGTAACGCTGGTGACTACGTTGGTGAGATCGCAGTATCTAACTTGTCTTTCAGTTAATCCATCCGGATTGCGAAAAACACAAAAAGCACCTTCGGGTGCTTTTTTGTTGGCTAAGTATCCTTATATGGCAATTCGAATCAACTCTTGGCCTAACCAGCCAACCAAAGTAGCAATCTTTACTGGAATCACTTGCAACCTAGCCTGCACACTTTGTGGGCCTGGTGCAAGTAGTTTATGGCGTTCAGAATTAGATATGGGCAAGTTCTCCCACGATGAGTATACACTAGAAAAAGATGAGATAATAACAGAAGTTGAAGATTATGATTTTTCTAAATTGGATCACGTTACCTTTGGTGGCGGCGAGCCGTTGTTAAACAAGTCATCGTTGGAAATTTTTAAAAAATTAAACGATCGTACTGAAATACTATTTCACTCAAACGGTACAACATTACCGACTCAAGACTATCTAGATCAGTTTGCTAGATTTGACGATTTTATATTAGTGTTTAGCATTGACGACATAGAAGAACAGTTTGAATTGCTACGGTGGCCAGCAAAGTGGAACAAGGTTGTAGAGAACATTCTTTGGTACAGAGAGAATTGCCCGCCTAATGTTAGATTTGCGTTTAACACAGTGGTAAGTCAACTAAATGATCAGTCGCATACAAGAGTACACAATTGGGTACAGCAACACATTCCTACCAACCGAGCAGGCGTAAACACAGTTTGGTTTACGAATGAAACCAACGGATTGTTAAACAGATTAGAAAAAACAGATACTCGTGATCCAGTTAAGTTCCTTGACGAACTTGACGCTCGCCGCGGAACTAACTGGCGCCAAACATTCCCTATCTACGCTCAACTGTATTCGTAAGGTGTATCATCGTCAAGATAATCAGCATCAATGTGTTCGCCTTTAACGTTATCATATTCTCGGTAATAGGTCTCGTTGGGCATCAACGCTCTGAACTCTGATCCATACTTTAGCGTGGCAAATGTTGCTTCTTCTTTTTTCAGCAGGTCACAAATCACAAACGTTGAAGTACATGCACCTGAGATGTACTTAAACGGAGAATGTTTAAATTCGTTCCTTTTCAATGCTTCATGGATCTGTGTAGCAGGTCTAAACATGATACGAGTAATGCCCAGTTTCTGATTACGAAGTCTAAACTTATCGTAGATATTCAACTCGCGAAGAGTAGCGCAGTTGTTCTCATCAATGGTGAGAAGAACTTCTTTGAATTTTAAACTGCCTTTGGTATGGGAATTGTCGGGCGTTTCCTTGGTGCTCCAAGGCATGTTGGCGTCAACATGATCGACATAGAAAGTTTCACCATGTGTTTTTAAGACCCACATTGGTATGGTCTCGTCCTCTAAGTGCTTTTTGTTAAAGTGGAAGACTACATCTTTACAAGCATATTCGATCTACATTGACATTTTATTTCCTTTAAGTTAAATGGTGCGCTAGGTGGGAATCGAACCCACACAAACAGCGGTTTAGAATCGCCTACTCAGCCATTGAGAATCTAGCGCATGTCGCTATTATATAGCATAACATAAATGTTACAATAGATTCTGGGAAAGAAAGTCTATTAGTTTGTCAGAAATTTTTTTGTGTCCTTGCACATTTGGATGGCAGTATCCAGGCTTGACATATAAATCTAACATTTCTTTGTGTATGTTCCAGTCATCAACTTTTATTTCAGGAATATCATCACTAATAACAACTCCGTTTTTGTTATCAATGCTGTGCAATATAATCTGTGCTAAACATTGGTCCTTGGGAAGTATCCATGCAGATGCAGGGGTAAGGTCCTCAATAACAGACGTTTCGACCGTGGTAAAAATATTGCAGAAATACGGAGTTACTCCTAACTCCTTGCACCAAAGATACAGTAAGTTGATTGTTCGTTCGTAAGTATAGATTCTTTGCGGTTCAGTGTCAAAAAACTTAAACCACTGGTCTACATAAGGATGCACATAGCGATTGTAATTTTTGCCGGGTATAATTTGATGAGGTATGCCTTGATCATTTAGCAACGAAACTCTGTGCGGTGCGCTCAGAAAGAAAAATGCAACGTCGCCGGGAGACATTTCTTTGGATACCTTGGAGAAAATGTGTGGGATAATGTCAGGACCTGATCCGCACTCGCTTCTGTTAACACATTTTGCGGAGAAAAAATTGCTTACCAAAGTCGGAAAAACAAAATTTAAAATATCTTTACGTGGTACAGTGAGTTCTAATTCTGAACCCTGTAGCCAACTATCCCCAAACCAAAAAAACTTTTTCATTGAACTCAATCCGTATTTGTATTATATATGTGTGCCAGTAAACGCAAAGAAATTCAACTGACTACAAAGATTGGACCAAATTATAAAGTTCTCTAAACTGTTGCAGGTTAAAATCTCTGAGTTTGTTAAACCCTGCCATGTTTTTAGCATGCTGGTCTTGTGTGTCTAGCGAAACTTTGTTTTTGATAAGATTAGGAATCTGAGATAGCATAAGATCTACTCGTTGCATATTGTTTGTAATTGTATCAAACGACATATCAAATTGCCCTAACGATAAGTCGATTCCAAACGACTCAGACAACCATGTGTTATATCCAGTGGCTCCTAGCATTAAACACGGTACGCCCATTATCAGTGGCTTGATAGTTTTTTCGGTTAGATGAAACTCTTGTATTTGCCATCCACGGCCGTAGTACGGATCAGTTTCGTGCTGTATTTCAAAATAAAATTTCTGGTACAACTCTACAGGTATTAGTTTTGCTGGAATCAACCAAGGGGTTTCATTAAACGTGTTGCCGTCAAAGTAAAAAGTTTTAGGATCGTAGTCAACCAAATCTAAATTTGGAGCCAATGATTTATCGACTTGTTTGCCGCTGTACTTTACTAGGCTGTTGCTTAGATCAAATGTAGACAGTCGATTGATCATGTGTGATCGCAGCCAACTAAGTCGCCCTATTAAACAAAAGAAATCGTATACAGGTTCTCGTTTACTGCTTTGTGCCCAGGTATATTGATGTACAGGGTTAAATGTTCCTTGTCCGTATTCAAAAATTTCAACAAATCTAGTAAACGTTTTGATAATCTTTAGATCGGGCAGTGCTTTTTTAATTACATCAGGATCAGCATACGACTCAGTAACCAGTATATAAGATTTTGTTAAGTCGAATACTTTTAAGCCGTCAAATATTTGTTGAAACGTTTCAGTAACAACAATGTTAATGTCTTTCCATGGTATATAGGTTCGGTGGTCCAGATCATACCAATCAACGGCTAATATATCACCGGATTCATCAGACCAGGTTATCGTGGGGTCAGATTTTATTGCTGCGGATAAACCAATAAAGTTTTTTATAGTATCAAGTTCGCCGCGAAGATTACCTGGTCCTAAGGTCTGTATTTGCATTACACTTTAAACCAACTTAAAAACTGTGTAATTTTCTTGGTAACGCTGGCCCAGTCTCCGCGAACAGGTTGTCTAAACAATCGTGCTTGACTGTACCAAGGACTGTCGTCACGATTTAATAACCAACGCCAGTCTACTGCAAATTGATTGAGCATAATCCATGTTGGGCGTCCTAGTGCGCCTGCTAAGTGTGCAATTGCAGTATCCACACTGACTACAACATCCAGGTGCATCATCAGTGCAGCAGTGTCCGAGAAACTGCTAATTGCTCCAGGGTAAGTAGATACTCCAGCAGCAGACAATTCTTCATCTTCTTCGAGAGTACAATCTACTTGCAAATTAATCCATTCGTACTGTGGGTTATCTTTGATCATTTGCAACATGGTAGCAAACGGCATACCTTTGTGCTGATTGAGCCAGCTATCACGACGCCCTGACCACGAAAATCCCACTCGCATTTTGTTTTTCGGTCCTAGTTTTTCTAGCCACTGTTTAACCAGTTCGGGCTGTGCAGTTAGATAACTTTGTGGTCTGGGAAGGTTTTCAAGGGTAACACCCAGTATACCGGGTATACTCAT